CAGATCTTATTTTTAACACCATCAAAAACTTGATCTATATGTTTTACAGCATTTAATAATTTACCTATTCTCATTTTTCCAATTTTTTTTAATTAACAGTTCTTCATCCACACGTGCATTAGCTTTCTCTAATTTTTCTAATTTTTCTTTTACTGGTAAGTGTTTACCATATCCAGAATATGTAGTTTTCTCCATATTACCTAACATATCCTTATGTCTTTTTATAGATTTTTCTAATCTATTTTTTCTTAAAATGAAAGTACCAAGATTTGGTAGGAGGACTCTAGTATGATCTAGCTCCTCTAGATTCTTTCTAATATTACCGTAAAAGAATCTAACCAACTCTTCTACCAAATCTGGATGTACTTCACATTCTGAAGCTATTTCTTTGAAATAACTTTTGTAATTCTCTGGGTATAGTTTATTCTGCAATACTTAAAAATTTAAAGTCTAAGAAAATAACACCTTCATGTTGTAAATTCATATCTTCTATAATGCTTATCTTTTTACCATCCTTAATAACTAAACCTTTTAATTTAGCTTTTTGAATAGCATTCCTACAAGATTGAGGACTTTTAAATATACCATCTTCAGATATTAATTCACAAAATTCAGTTAAAGTAACACTACCTAGTTTTGCTAACTTACTTAAACAACTAAGATCAGCAGGACTTATTTGAATATTATTTAAAAAACAATATGTCAAAATCTGATACTTAACAATATCAGTATTACTTAATTTTACTTTCTTATCAACTTTAGTTACTACAGCCATGTTTTTGCAATGTCTTTACTTTCTATTAAAGTATAAGTAAAACTATTACCCCATACAGCTCTTGCCTTTCTCATGATTTTCATAAATTTAGTCCAATCATCATTTGCAGCAATTACTTGACAACCTGCAGACCATTTATCTACTTGTGTAGATTTTTTACCTGCATATTTAGTTGCTCTGTGTATATTGATACCAAATAAACCTGTCATAGTATTATCATTATTTAAATTATAATACTCATCTCTATTTGCATCTCTATATACAGTAACATCTCTACATTGACCCAATGCTTCATACCTACCTTGATGTTTTCTAATCTTATGAGATCCTGGATACTGACCTTCTTTTAAGATAGCCACACCTTCCTTTCTCATAATATTCTCAACCCAATGAGTTCCCGGATCTGTTGTACAATCCATTTCATGATATTGCCATTCATCATCAATTTTATAAGCAACAGTCATAGTATCGTCAAACCTGTTAGTTACAATATTCTTAGTATCAGAGTTACGTACTCCAATAATATTAACATTATAGTCTCCAGATTCAAAGTAACGGTAGCCTTTCCTCACCACCGCTTCTTTAATTTGTTCTCTACTAAACTTCATCCGCTACTTTTTTAAGTTTTCTCTTAGAAACTTCACCTTTGTTAACATCATTATCTGATCCTGGCATAGGTGGTACTTGATTAGATACTTCAGCTTGTCTTTGAGCCATTGCTTGAGCTATGTAAACTTGAGCTTGAATTCTTTCAGCTCTAGCTTTTTCAATATCTCTTAGCAAGTTCTCATATTCTAACTGAATTTTAAGATGCTCAACGTTCTCTGTATAGAACTGAGTGATTTCTTCACGCTTTTGAGCTAATTGTTCCTCTGATAATTCTTGAGGATTTGCATTTTGATCTGCCATTTTGATTTTTTTTAAGTTAAACAATAGTTTATTATATAACAAAAATACAAAAAATAAATTAAATAAATTTACTTTTAGCAAAAAAAAATTAAAAAAGTTTAGATTTTAGTGATATCCATTAAGTAATTCAAGCAGTTCATCAATAGCTCTATGTCTATGAGAATCTTCTAGTACAGTTTTAAAAACATGCTCTGAGTTTACTAGTTTTGACATATCATGATATGCTGACCAGTTCTTATCTTTAAGATCTATTTGATATGAATCACCACAAAATAATATTTTACTGTCTTTACCCAATCTTCCAATAGCCATTGCTAATTGACTTCTAGTTAGGTTTTGGAACTCATCTACTATTACAACAGAATTATCAAATGTACGGCCTCTAAAATGCGCCAGAGACACTAATTCTATCTTCTCTTCTTTCTCCATCTTTTCAAGTATCAAAGGTTTATTATACACCTTACGCATATTTGATCTAATAGGTACTAACCACGGTTCCATTTTTTCTTTTTCAGATCCTGGCAAAAAACCATTATCTTCAGTAGATATTGTAGGGCGTGTAATTATTATTTTATTAAACTGTCTTTTGAAAAATTGATCTAAAGCTATTTGCACAGCAAGTAAAGTTTTACCACTACCTGCTTTACCAACTATAAAATTATAAGGATGTTTTAGTATTTGTGTTTTAGCTTGTTTTTGTTCATCAGAAAGTGTTATTGAAAATCTTATTGGTCCTTTTGGTTTGGCTTTTCTTTTATTTTCTACAGCCATATGTAAACATTTTAAGTTATTTTAAGTACATGTCTCTTAAGACAATGCATTTTTCAAAATCATCTTGCTCTGCAAAATAATCTATAATTGCTAAGACTTGTTCTTTATCAGGTTTATCAGATAAGTCATGTGCCATAACCATACCTAACCCATCCTCATCCATAAAGTCTTCAAGTGTTAGTTTATTTGTTAAAAGAAGGAATGAGTTCAAGTTAGCTACGTGGACTAATTCATTTTCAGCTTGTAACTGTTCTAGTTCAGTCATTTTGTTAAACTCATCAAATTTCATTTTTATTACTTTTTTAGTTGCAAAGTTATACAAAAAAATATATTCCATGCAAATATTTAATTATTATTTTCAGTGCTATTTATTAAATTCTCAAAATAATTAGGATTATATTGCTCAAGAACATTAGTTCCTGCACCACCACCAATTATACCAATTTGATATGGTGTTTTAAGAAAACCACTTTCTCTAAATGGTGTATACTTAGGTTTATTAAATGTACCCAAATTGAATTGAGGATTAAATGTTGTACCTGTAGATATACTAGAGAAAGGACCAGTAGGAGGTGCCTTTTTTAATGAATGTAAATTAGTTAAATCATCCAAATTATTATATAAAAGATTAGTTTTATTTTGCCACCCTGGTGTATTTGAAATACCCTTTGTAAGGAACTGTGCTGATTTATTAGTATTTTTAAGACCCGTTAAAAGTTTAGCACCTTTACCAACCGGTACAAAACTTACAACATCTAAACCTAACATACCAAATGTTCCTGGAGTAGGGTTTTCTACAAACCTCTCATATGCTTCATATTTATCTCCATCTATACCTAACACACCCCCAGCAGTCTTAGCTGCCCAATCAACAGTTCCATATAAAAGATCACCAAAAACAAAATTAAACATATTCTTACCTCCAGATGGGCCTAAATGAAAAGCATCATATTTTAAATAATTACCTAAATTATCCCAATTTTTAGTTATAGCACTTTTTTCAAATCTAGTTTTTGGTCTATTTTCATACTGATTAAAATCTGGATCTAAAATTTGACCACTTGGATATAAAATATTTTGAATAGCAGCCATCCTTGCATCTTTCATATAGTAAGGTACATCTCCTTCAGCAAAAGTACTATAATCAACAGTGCTTTCCCCAGTTCCTAATAAACCTGCTGGTGTAGTATACGTTGTAGGTATATTAGTTACATCATATAGATCTGCACTAGCTTGCATTCCTGTTCTTATTGCTTCATAAAATTCATTATCTCCGCCATCAGGATTATTTGCCACATATTCATCAAAAGCATTTCTTTCTTTACTACCTTTATAACCAACTATCTGACTTAAATAGTTATCATTAAATGCATTCATTGCAGTTGCATTATAACGTTTTTCCCATTCTTTAAATGCTTTTGTACCCTGATTAAATTCTTTACTGTCAAAAAAGTCTAATAATTTTTGTTCTGTTAAAATATTTTTATAATCTTCATCATATTCTGGATTCATTATATTCCTCATAAGATTATATTTAGGTATACTTTGCATATAACTTAATTCACCTATGTTTCCAGCTTTTTTAACATCTCTTAAAAATCTGCTTACAAGTGAGTTAGGAACTGTACCTTCTTCACCAAAGTAATCAAATATAGCTTTCTCATAATCTTCTTCAGTCTTAATATCTTTGTTAGTAAAATATGAAGTAGGTATACTTTGTGCTAGTTTAAGAATGTTATCAAATTCTTCTTTAGTCCTAAATATATTTACAGGATCATCATACTCTTCTATACCAAATGGTTTACCTTTATACATAAATTGTGGTACATTAGTTTTACCAAATTTAGTATCATACTCTTGAAAAGGCATTGAGTAACCTGCTTCTTGTGCTGCACGTGCTATATTAAACATTTGACCTTGAGACATATTTTCAACATCAATACCTTCTCTTTTCAATGCATCTATATATGTTTTAGCTACGTCATTTCTTAAATCTTCAGAAAAAGAAGATTGTAACATACCTTGATAATTTGAAAAAAGACGTAATGCATCATTACTATACTGACCACCATCTTGATATGTAGTTATACCTTTATCTTTCCAGTACTGATCTTCCCAGTCATAGTTTTGTTTAAATAAATTTTCTATACTGTTAGGAACAAAAGGACTATACCAACTACTATATTTTTCTTCCATTATATTATCCCTCTTCTGATTTAGCAGTCTTAATTTTTCCTCTTCTTCTTCTTTCTTTTTTCTTTCTAATGTTTGATCAACCCATGGTTGTAAAAATATTTCTAAATAAGCTTTATTTCTTCCTAGTTCAGCACCACCTTTTTCTTCTCCTCTTATATATTCTGCAAGTGCTAAATCAGTATTATCTGTTAAAATACCTTCTGCAAACTTTGGATACTTACTTAGTCTTCCAAGATTATAAGTAAAATCAGCTAACATTGCTTTCTTTTGATCTGATAAATTATCATAAAAACCTTCACCATAGTTAGCATCTACATATATTTTTGTTTTTCTATGTGCATCATTAAGTGACTTATTTAATGAAATATTAGCTTCTGGCACTGACATGCCTTCTTTATACATGTCATATATATTTAGACCTTTAGTTCCATATCCAATTGTTGCTTCACTTTCAAAAGATCCATCTGCATTTTGATGATAATATGGATAAAATTTACCATCTTCATATCTTTTATAATACCCACTACCATCAGGTTTCATAACAGCAGAATTTTTAGCTTTCATGTATTCCATTCCAGCTTCTTGATCTTTAATAAACTGAATTAACATTTGATTATAATTAGGACCCCCACCATTTTGATATTGAGATAATGAAGTTCTTGTAGCTCCTCCATCTTTATAAGTTCTATCAGGAGTATCATCTAAAGCTAAACCTGGAGTTTGACCCCCATATTCTTTTTTCATTTTAAATACCTCATCTGGTGTAAAAATATCTTTAGCCATTCTTACTGGTACGTTTTCTTTACCAAAAATTAAATTAGTCTGAGTCAGTCCTGGTACTTGTAATGAATTAGGATTTATAATTAAACCTTGATAATCATCTGGATTAAGTCCCTTTTTAAATGTAGACATACCTAGCTGAGTATTATATGAAAAAGGACTAGCTATACCAAACTGAGGAAAATTACTATTTTTAGTATCAAAAGCACTTATTCTATCATATAATCCTAAATCTGATGCATACAATCCATGACTTCCTATAGGCATTTTATTACCAGGTGCATTTAATTGAGGATATGCTCCAAAAGTCTTACCCTTTTGAGTCTGTAATCTTGGTGCCATTGCATCCATTAAATTAAACTGAACTGTAAAAGGAGTTGCACGTAAATTACCATATCTTTCTAGAGTTGTTACTGGATTGTTACCAGAAAACAATATATCATATCCTTCAGGAGTTGAATAACCACCTCTTCTACCAGATCCTCCAGGAGAAGTACCTAAAAACATTGCTAATTCTCTATCATCATCAGGATTAAATCCATATTTTTTTGCTTGACTTCTTATAATCTCATTATTTCTTAAACCATCTGTTATATTAACTGTATGATATGCTGTATTTCTAATATTAAATTGATTTTCTAAATCTGCTCTATCTTTTATTAATCTAGGACCTTGGAATAAAGTTGCAGGACTAGTCTTATCTCTACCAATTAGACTAGGAAAAGATTGTATAGCATTATCTATATCAGTATATTCTTTACCATCAGGTTTAAACCATGCTAAACTACCATCAGGTCTTTTACTTAATCTTAAATTAAATTTATCTATTTCAGGAAATAAATTTTTATTTTCACTTTGAATAATTCTATATTGATCATCCCAATTTTTACCCATCTGTTCTCCTAACCAGAATCTAGTATTACCATCCATTAGTTTAAATGGTTCATTTACTTTTTGACCTTCTGATAAAAATGTTCGGATTCTATCCCCCATCCCTGTAGAAAATAAATCACCCGTTTCTAAATTAGATCTAGGCATAATTAAATTAGCCAACATAGGTGTATCTTTTCTTTGAAACTGGCTTATAAGACTAGGAATTTTATGTTGTACATCACCATAAGGTCTACTTGGTATAAGTAATCTACTTTTAGGAGTAACATCAAATGGATCAATTTTATATCTAATTCTACCTAATGGATTTGTAATGCTTTTAAATAAGCCAGATTGAGCTTTTGGTAATCCTCCTCCATGTTGTCTATTTTCTGGTGTTATGTTTTCATTAAAAATATCCAAACTATTAAGGTAATTGTCATAGAAAGCTTCATCAACTGCATCAGGGTCTTGTTCATTAATAAATGGTCCATAAGTATCATATCCATAATTATAAGGTTGACTAGTCACAGGATCAATTAAAGTATTTCCAGTTCCAAAAAATCTATCTATAAACGTATCTCCAAAACCAGTTTGATAACCTGACCATTGATCACCACTAGCAACATTTACTTTCATACCAGTTGCATTAGCTAATCTTTGACCAGAATCACTTTGCTTACACATACCCATATAACATGTAATACCAGAAGGATCATCAAAATTTTCATTAATTACTTCAGCAAATGTATCTGTAATACCAGGTGTTTGATCATATTGAAAACTATCTCTTTCTGCTTCACTCATCATTATTGGTCCAACTTTAGCTGTACCATGTTGCATTATAATAATATCACCAGTAGGACTTAAGTTTTTTATATCTTGAAAATATTTATTTGTTGAATCTACACTACTTAATATATCTTTTTTCTCTCTTTCTAAGTTTTGTCTTTTTATTGAATTAATTATATAATTTTTATGATCTTCATTTTCAAATTCTACATCATCTAAAAGTTTATATTCTCCTTTAGTCTGATTGTAATAATAATCTTTATCTGAATAAGTTATAGGTTTCCTCTGATTTGCTAATATTTCTATTTCTTCATTTAAAGTTTGAAGTTGCTTTTCCAACTCCATTTGTTTTTCTGTTTTATAGTCATTAAAATTATTAGCTTTTCTTTCTTTTTCTATATCATACCTTATCTGATCTCCCTTCTTCCGCAAAGCACTCATCTCTTTTTTATGCTTTATAATAAATGGATTTTCTTTTAGCTCCTCCAGAAGACTTTTATATTCATCAGTAAAAGCAAAATTAGGTATAGGTCTAGCAATCCAGTTACCTTCACCGTATCTTTGGTTTAATTCAGGAGTCATCCTTTCTAGATCTGCAGTAAAATAATCATTAGGATCATCTGGATTATAATAAATTATAGCCTGATATTGAGGATTTAATGAACCCGTACCATCTTGTGCTTTAGATAAAGATCCTCCATACTGTTGATTTGGTAATGGTTGAGGATCAAAAGTAAAAGGTTTACCTGTCATTACCTCATACTCTAATTCACTTTTTATTCTTTCTTCAGGAGTAGTAAAATTTAAATAATTTTGATATTGTTGTTCTAAAGAAGGAGTTTCTAGAGTTGAACCTTTTCCTAATGTATTAGGATAAAGCATTGCTCCTGTAAATGTTAATAAAGGATTTTTTGCAATAACAGCAGCACTTGGTATAAATCTCTTTAGAAGTCTAGAATAAGTTATAGTGTTTTTATCAGTTTCTCCACCTTCATCATACTTAACTCCTGCTGATCCGTCTTTAATATAATTTTCTAATATTTTTCTATATGGACCATCTTTTGGGAAATTTTTAGCGTCATAGTTT